GTGCTGCTCCAGTTGTCAACCTAAACACGACACCGCCTATCCACGACCACAAAGCCCTACAAGAGGCTCTGAAGGCTAAGGGATTCTACAAGGGTGAAATCAATGGTCTAAAAGATGCTGCGACAGATGCGGCGGTAAAAGCATTCAAGGTTGCAAATAAACTCAATGCTGACTCCGTTGTCGGTCCAAAAGTAAAAGAATTGCTGGGTCTTTAATGGAAATCGTTTGGGCAGCCGCTGTAACGGGCGCATTCAGCGTTCTCGCGCTCCTAATTGAAAAGGGTCGTCGTGAGAACACTCGTGACCACGGAGTCGTTAAAGAGCGTCTGGATGCCCTTAGAGAGGGGATTAGAGACATAGATGAGGATGTTGACTACATTGCTGGGAAGCTTGACAGTCACATTGCAGACCACGACTTTGTAGACCTTTTCCAGCCAAACTTCTTGAAAGAAAAGTCTTCAAAGAAAAAGAGCAAAAAATGAGCAAGAAGCCTGCAAAAAAACCGTCATCCCCAGTGGTCTCTGTCCCAAAGATTGACGAGGGAACCCAAGTTCTTTACGTTGGAGCCACCCCATCGGTGCGCCACGAGTGCCCAGAATGTGGCAAGATTACAGGTAGAGGAATGCTCCGAGATTTCAAGAGTGTTCTTTACTGCTCACGTAGTTGTGTGGCGGCGGTGCGAAGGGCTTCTGAAGTTCAGCCTGCCTGAAAACGACCTGTATTCCCTAAATCTAACCAGAGGAGCCAATGGCAACTGGTCAAAGTGAAATGATGTGGCACAATGACGGCCATATCCTGCATCTTCAAATAAACAAGGCCGAACTAAAGATAGTTCAAGTCACTTGCCCGAATGCAGAAAAGGAAGACGGAGCCTGTCAAATCCCGCACATTGGTTGCGTCGTGTCTGAGTTTGCTTTCCGGTATGGGCTTGACTGCAATGCTGGTGTCTGTCCTGCTACGGAGAACATGGAAATCTGTTGGACGAGTGTGGGTAGTCAAACTGACATTGATTCAATGCAGCTTTGGTTCATGCCAGTCAATGATGATGTATTTGGAGCTTGGCTCAATACAAAAAACCCTGAACTATCTAGCTAGATAGCAGAGGTTCTTGGTCTTCCCCTTTTGGGAGGCTTGTAATCATGCCTAAAAGGTGACGTATATCAGCATGTTTTCCGACTTCAGAAACATTAAGCGAGTAGTGATTTTGTCGTCTTACTTTTGTCTTTGTAATTAGGTTGTTGTCAATCAAATCTTTGATGATATTTGTGACGACACCTTCACTTACATCAATGTAAACCGCCAATGCCCGCTGGGTTATTTCGGGATATTCCCCAAGTGTCACAAGTACTCGACCAGTAGTTGTTAATATTTTAACGCCAGGATTATTCCCTGACTCGTACTTGAGTGATTCCTTGGCGTTTATGTTGCTCAGGATTTCAGCCACTAAATGCTCAATCGCGCCTGGACCATTACCCCTTTTTAATAGGTCCTTTAATTCTTGCATGTATTTATCTGTATCCATATGTGCAACAATACACGACAACGGTGTGTTACTGTGTACCTAAGTTACACGGTTGTAGTACATTGTAATCTGGCGAAACCAAAACAAAGGATGTCAACTATGGGGGAATCAGTGTCTTCTAAGCTTTCGGAAAAGTTTAAAGTACTTGCCGAACAATCTTCTGCATACGATTGCAAAATTGCCAATATTTTTGCTTCGTTTGACGACGATGAGGGGAAAGAGTCTTTTGACCTGGTTCTGAGAAGCAATGCTTCTATGAGCGCAATTGCAAATGCCCTGAAGGAAGACGGGTTTGTTATTACCCGTCAATATATAACCCAAAAACGTAGGTGCTACCTAACCAACGATTCTTGCAAATGCAGAGGAATGGCTCCAAAATGAAATCGACCGGCTCAAAGATAAAGAACATGGCCACTCAAACTCGTTCCGATGAGCGAATCAAGTCAATGGCCGAATCAATCGCTAATCTCCTAGCGGAAAAGGGGATGGATGAGTCTGACCTAGATGCTTTTGGGGCACCGAAAGTAACCCATAGGGTCGTTACTGATGATGCAGGAAACTCAAAGTCAACAGTTACTACAGCAATTCAGCTTTCCCCGAAGTGGGAACAGGGTCCACAGTGGCCAATCGTCACGCCAGGACCGACAATACGGCTACAAAAGCCAAAGGCAAAACCTGCCAAGACAACTGGCTGGGAGAGCGCCCTGATTATTCCCGATATTCAGATTGGGTACTACCGAAAGTCAATGGATGCTTGGGACTTGGAACCAATCCATGATGAGAAGGCAATTGAGATTTCACTTGCTGTAGCACGGAAGTATCAACCAGACCAGATAATCATGGTTGGTGACAACTTGGACTTTGCTGAGTTTGGTTCGTTTGACACTGAGCCTGCATTTAAGCAAATGGTTCAGCCAACTATTGACCGAGGAACACTCCTATGTGCACAGTTCAGGGATGCTGCCCCTCATGCAAAGATAGTCTGGATTCAGGGCAACCATGAACAAAGATTGCCACGCTATCAAGTTAGAAACTTTGAAGCAGCCCATGGAATAACGGTTGGAAGGCTTCCCGATGAAGCGCGAGCGAACTATCCATTATTCTCGGTTCCTGTTGCTCTACGTATGGATGAATTTGATATCACTTATTTGAGTGGATACCCGGAGAATCGCTACTTCATCAACTCAAACCTAATGGTTGTTCACGGAGACAAGGTTGTTTCTAATAACTCAACCACCAAAAAGTACCTAGATAACGAACGTATATCCGTCATCTATGGACATATCCATCGTAACGAAGTTGCTTATAGAACAAGGGCTACAGAGGATGGACCGAGAACAATCATGGCTGCAAGCCCTGGATGTTTGTGCAGAATTGACGGAGCCGTACCATCTGCGAAATCTGGAAGAAACGATTTTGGTCTTCCGATATACAAGGGTGCAGAGAATTGGCAACAGGGTCTTGCAATGGTTCAGTATCAACCAAAGGGTGTTGGCGGAGAATACTTTAGTTACGAGCCAATGTGGATATTTGATGGTCGTGGAAACTTCCGTGGTGAGGAATATAAGGCAGACTAATGACAACAATCATCGGAATCCAAGGTGATGGCTTTGCTTTAGTTTGCACTGACTCACAGGTTTCCGATATTGACACACAGGGTTACGCAACGCAGATTGCAACCTTGCGTGAATCTGCTTCAAAAATAGCCAGCAATGGCAGGTACTTGCTAGGCGCGGCGGGCGATGTTCGAGCAATCAACATCCTGCATCATGCATTTACTCCCCCAACGGCACCAGCAAACCTAAAGGGGAAAAGGCTTGACCACTTCATGACGGTGAAATTCATACCAGCATTACGGGAATGCTTTGAAACTCAGGGTTATGCAATCCCCCAGAGTGATTCCTCGGAGCATATTGCCGAACAGGGTTCAAGCATTATCGTTGTAATCAATGGCATTATCTATGTGATTGACGGTACTTACTCGTGGTATTCAGATACAGCCGGCTTCTATGCCATAGGGACGGGCGCGCAATATGCATTAGGAGCTATAGCTTCTATGGTTCCGAAGGGAAAACTTACAATTGCTTCTGCCAAAAAGATGGCGATAAAGGCAATTGCTATTGCTGCAAAGTTTGACCCATACACCGGGTTCCCGTACCATACCCAAATACAGGAAGCAGAAGTCAAACCAAGAGTTTAGTGAAACTGTTTAAGGCTTTAGTGAAATAACAGTTTCTGTATTCGGAGCAAGCTCCTCTTGGTCACGTTGATTACAAACGCACTCTTTGTTAGAGCAGTAGTAATAAGCGTCTTCATCAAAGCTGTGGATTCCTTCCATACACACACCATACACCAAGATGTTTTTGCTATGCCAAAACTTGATTAATAATGCTGCTTTAATATCTCTCGGTATCAAAAAGATACTTAAAACTGACGGAAATTGGTGATGTTTTAAATGGTAAATAAAAAATACATATCCACGAAACCGGTTAGCATACAATCAAAAGCGGATAAATCTGAATGGATGGAAGTCGCTTCTTGCAAGGGTTTGACTCATTTGATGTTCCCAAAAGAACACAAGGACATCACCTATATTGCAACCGCTAGAGGGATATGTAAAGAGTGTCCATCCAAGAAACCGTGTCTTGAGTATGCACTCGAATTCCCACCAGCAGACATGCATGGAGTGTGGGCAGGACTTACTTCAAGGCAGTTAGCAGCCGAACAAAAGCGGCGCGGAGTAAAACCATGTAGGCCGACACTCGCTCAAATGTGGGGTGACTAATGGAAGCAAGACTCTGCTCCTGTATCAAGAAAAAAGTAATCCCATCAATGCCAGTGTGTGGTGAAAAGCTTGATGATTTTGATGACTGATTGGCTGGCGAGGTAGGGGTCGAACCTACGACAAGCGGATTAACAGTCCGCTGCTCTGCCAACTGAGCTACTCGCCAATATGCGCCTTGGGTAGGAATCGAACCTACGGCCAACAGATTAGAAGTCTGATGCTCTATCCCCTGAGCTACCAAGGCTTTAATGCTATTTAGAAGGTTCGCTAATCCTTCTAAACATTATGGTTGTCAAATGCACGCTGAGCGATTTGGTTTATCTCGTCGCTTAGTTCGTCACCCACACTGCTTGGATTGTCCCAACCTAGTTCATCCATCAGCCATACGGTCATCTCATAAACGGCACGTTCCAATAGGACTATCTGCTCTTTTTGTGACTTTGGGATAGGACCTAACTTATACTGTCCGGATTCCCACGCAGTTTTTGATGTGTATGTATATGTCATTTCTTCCCCTCGATGGTAATTGACTTAATCTTCTCAACTGGTATCCAGTGTTCACGGAGCAGTCCATCTTCTGGTGTTTTGAGCCAGTGGCGATACTCGGTAACTACTTGATTCTCTGTGAAGGCAATAACCCTTTCTTTATAATAGGGGTAATTGTCTTTGTTAATAATGGTTACGACTTTGCCGATGTACGGCTCAATGTCTTTTTGGGTTAATGTTTTCATATTCAAATCCTATAGGGACTTTACAATTATTGAAACTCTTCTGGCAATTTGCTATATGTCTTATGCCAGCCATCCTCGTCAGGGCAGTAGACGAGATGAGTGGCGGCACGACTTTCGCAGAACTCGCAGAACCCAGAGTTCGCTAAACCAATAGCGATGTCCTTCCAGTAGTCACGTTCGTCCTCGGTCTCCTTGAGTTGCCGGAATGCCAGCATGTTCATGGAGATGACTTTGGTTTTGTCCATACGCTCATCCATGGCGATATCCAGTCAATAGAACGGCGGCGGGCATTAAAGCAAGGGTTAAGCGGTTCATGGTGATTCCCTTCAATGGAGTAGTGAGTAAGAGAGACATTACCTAGAGGACTCTAATATTACAAGTACGGCAGAACTCCATGCCATCAATATTCTCCAGAACCATATTGCACTTCCTCTTCCCACAGGGAGTACAGATAGGTTCCCCATAGAGAAGGGCTTGAAGTCTTGTCTGGTCATCAGCAAGGGAGAACTGTCCGGGTCCTGGCTCAGGAATCCCACGTTCCTCGTCAATAAAGCGAAGTACAGCATAGAGCACCAAACGATTCAGGCTCCAAGAACGGGCGGCGGCATATTCAAGAATCTTGTGCTTCTGAGTCCCAGTTACTCGTAGTAGGAGAGAGTAGTACCTATCTGGTCTAGAAGGGATAGAAGGCTTACGACCCATCTCTAACCATGAGCATCATCAGGTACTCAGTGATAGACATATCGTAATTGTCAGATTTCTCTATGAGCATTACCTTCTCGGCTCTCTTGATACGGAGAGTCAGGGTAGTTACTTCCTTGACGGGAACTACTGGCTTACGACCTGTACGTTTCTTCATGGTTACTCCTTTGCCCAATACTCGCCACAATAGTCGTAACTAGAGGTAATCGGTTGTTCAAATGAAAGTTTATTTTCAATGACTATAGAGAAAGGGGGATAGCGCCTACAGATTCCAAGGTTGTCTAAGGGATTGGGAACCACTGAATCCCAGAACTTGCAGTTACCACACTCCCCGAATACAGCAGTAGCGATGTCCATATCAGGATATACCCAGACGAAGTAGGTGGATAAGCACCCAGAGTGAGTAACCACGGAGAGTGATAGCAAAGGCACATATAACTAGGAGAATAAGAATGATGGTGAAAGTGACCCTTTGCGTCCGTCTTTTTCCAAATTCTCTGAGTCTTGTCATTGTAATTTGAGTCGTTCCCGTAGATGGAGTTCGCATACTCTCTCATACGTGGCAATGAACAGCTCTCTGTCCCCGTTGGTGTGGAGCTCGTAGGCCTGATTGCCGATATCCGCCACCGTCAACCTGATGACTTCATGTACGGGTATCTCCTCATAGATGCCGGAGTGAGCATTCTTGGCTAACTGTTGGAGTGTTCCCCATGCTGCTAACCCTGAGGGAATCTTGTCCCCCTGCTTTTCGATGATGGCTCTACGGATATTCCCAGGTGTGGGCATGTAAACACTGTAAGTGGTTAACTCTAGGAAGGTGTCATACACCACCGTCGCATCAAACTCCCCTAGTAAGTCAAACCAGACTCGTTGGACATCTTGGATAGTGGAGCGAATCAGTGTTTGGTTGTGAGCTGCATAGGCACGATTCACTATTTCTACCATCTCTAGCTTATCCACTATACCTACTCCTGTCCAGTTCGTCCATGGCTAGGTTCAAGGACTCGGTATCATCCTCCACCGTCATACCAAGTGGCAATATGCTCCACCGGCATTGGTGCAGTTTATCCTTGTATAGCTCTCGAGCAGACAGAATCTCGTCAAAGGATTTACTTATCTTCCCATTGATGTTGTAACCCTGAGCCATTCGTAGGTGCTGGTCTAGTTTTGCTAGGCGTTGGAGCAGTTTCTCGTACTCATACATCCAGTGCTCAGCTCTCCATGCATTGGTGTACTTCTTTGGATATCCGTCTACTCTGAATTCATTGTTTCTTTTTGGCGCCGTCGTCTTCTTGGTGGCCATCTTTGCTTTAGCCATTGTCTTCCACCACCGTCAATAAATCTGCAGTCGGTCTATAGATTTGTCTTCTGTATAGACCTCTTGCTTTTTCGACGGCTTCTTTAATTTTTTCCATATTTTCATTGATGCAATACATCTCAGCAGTCAGGAGGTGTTTGTCTAAGTCCTTCAGGCTACGTCTCAGCATCTCATACTCGTAGTTCCAGTACTCTGCCCACCAAGCATCTGACCATTTCCTGGGTGCTCCAGATTTAGTTAACTTCTTCTTCTTTTTCTTCGCCGCCGTCGTCCCTGCAGTAGCCATCCGTGGTTTACCCATTGCTATCCGCCACCGTCATTAAATTGGCGAGGGCTTTGGCTCTTGAAACTTGGCCGTTTCTTGCGGCTGCGTGTTCCTGAATGTTTCTTCTTTTCGCGCCGAGGTCAGCCAAGACCTGGACTCCATCGGCTGTGATGCGCCATCTGTCCCCAGTATCGGTAATCAGGTATCGATTTGATACCAGTCCTCCCGCGGAGCGGAGAAAATTCTTATGCTTTTCTCTTCTGTTCAGCTGGAAGCCGGCGTAGTCCTCTGCAGTAAACCAGCCCTTGCGCATCCGGGCATAGCAAAGCACTACATATGAGATGCTTCCCTCCACGAGGGTTGTCTTGCCTGGTCTATTCTTTCCCGTCATCAGAATGGGTCCTTTCCACCACCGTCATTAAATGAGCCGGCGATTTCTCGGAAGTTTTCAATTTTTCCTGGGCGGAGGATGAGTTCGATGTCATTGTATTGGACGTTCTGTCTGTTATCTCCCATGTGGAAATCGGATAGGGAACATCCTCTGATTGCCTCCATACAAGCTGTAATCCCATACTCTTTAATCCCTTCCGCAATATAGGCTTGTCGTAGTTGACTGAGGACCACATTATCCCGTTTGCCAAGAGTAGTTTTCCAGTAGACAAAGACTTGTTCAATTGCCGCCGGCGATACTTCCTTAATAAGTGCCGGCTTTGCCCGTCGTCTCCAGCCATTTGATTTAGGTTCCTGCTTACGTGAGTCTTCAGCTCCGCGCATATTAGGAAACAGTTCATTTTGTTCGCTTTCCACCACCGTCACCATCCAATACTACCTTCGTAGTTCTTCAATGTCAAACGAATCCATTGAATCGAAACCCATTGTTTAATACTTTGGAAGGGTTCCAGGGAAACCTTTGACTTCCAGAGCTTTTGTGTGGGTACGACTTTATGTAGGACCTGTGAAAACAGGCCGTGTTCTACTCGGTGGATGTGGCGCCACTCGTTTGTGCAGGGTACGGTAGCGCGTGGGTGTAGTACGAAACGCTGCGTTTGATAATATACTTCTGATATATCACGGACACCCTTTCCGCCACCGTCATTTAAATATAATGCTTGAGACCTTGGACTGGATAGGGGTGCGAGATTCTCAAAAAAGTTATCTTTTTGTGAAATTCTGGGGGCCTTGAACAAAGCGCACCTGGGTGTCTTCAAAAAGTTGTACTTTTTAACAATTTTCTGGCGACCCGGTCGAGACCGTAGAAGTTCTGAGCCGGCAATAGTTGCACGGAAACCTATATTTTTTATGGCATTATTTCTACTGCCAGGAAAACTTAGGGCTTTACCCCCTTTCTCCTTGGGTTTCCCTTGGCGAAGTAACAAACTCCCCCAGGGTTCAGAGAACGAGAAGCGGTTTTTTGGTGGCGCGACTAACGTCTCCCCTGGGGGGTTTTGCTTTCCGTCACCGTCATTAAAAAACCCAGCTATTGGGAGGGGACGATTCAACTTTGTCCGCAATCCGCTGAACCATATCTTCGAGAAGATTGTTCCATCTGGCCTGTTGTTCGTCCCTGTCATAGGATTCCGTTTCTTCTATTAGTTTTGAAATGGTCTCTACTGAGTAAGCAGCTATATATGTTCCGTCTTCAGCGCCGGCAAAAAGCACCGGTTCTTCTTCGTTTGCAATTGCCATCTGGGGGACATGAATAGCTTTGTATACATTCGTCCCATCAGATGCCACAAATAAAACATTGTGTTTTAATTCTTTATTAATCTCCTCGATTTCATTTAGCATACGGGGAAATACTCCGTCTTCAAACTCCATATCTTCCATTTTATTTTCCTTTCCGCCACCGTCAATAAACTTGGCATCATCATAGTAGGATGAAGCCCACGAGCATTTCCTGGCAAACATACGTTTGGAGAAAATTTTGAACAATTCGTCATCATTCCGGAGACCGGGTAACTTCAGCGCGAACGAACGTTTCGCTCGACCTAAAGAGAAGAGCGGTGGAACTTTAGTGGCCGTCGTATTGGGCTTCTCACTCACCGTGCTTGTGAATGCTGGAGTAGCTTGGTACTTCTTGCGCGTCCTGAAGAGCGTTGGGGCGATTGACTGGAGCCTCTCATGGAGGCAACTGACAAGCCTGGCGGCTCTCATAACGATTCTCCGATTATGGAATGGTGCGATTGATGCGACTCAGACACGAGGGAACTCTAAAAAGGCATAGAACGTTCCATCATTAGTTCTGTCAATCGTTCTAATAACCCATCCTCGCTTTAGTTCTTGGTCAATCATCTCCACGAATGTAGATGCATGAGTCCCAGTTAGGTAGTTGAGATTATCAGCCATGACTGGTCATCTCGCCGCGTTCGATTGCTCCGCGCACTTCGCGCATCGCTTCTTGTAGCTCTTCTTGGAATACATTCCATATGTAATCGTTCCCGAGGATGTAACCACCCAGCAGGGCGATGTCTGCATCGGAACGACCGAGCCACCATTTAGCTTGCTCGCTGTTTTCATAGAGAGCACTCTCTTCAAGTTCCACCCGGATGTCGCGTGGCATGAATGAAA